CGTAGGCAACATATCTGAATTAACTGGCGAAGCTAGTGTTGTTAGGGATAAGTCTTATAACGCTAAACTAGCATTTAACATCCAACAAAACGATGAAGCTGTAACAACTGATGGTCGTATGGCTATTAGGTTTTTAGATGATTCACAAGTAAAACTAACCGAACATTCGCAACTTACTATAGACGAATATATCTTTGACCCTAACCCCAGTAAATCTAAAATGGCTATTACCTTTGGCTTGGGTACAGCTAGATTTATTACTGGCGGTTTAAATAAGATAGATAAAAACAATATAGATCTTAAAACTCCTACTGCAAACATAGCAATCAGAGGAACAGATTTTACTGTAACCGTAGATGAAATAGGTAGGTCGTTGCTAATACTTCTTCCAGATGAGTTTGGTAATTCTAGTGGTGAGATAGTTGTTACTACAGCCATGGGAACAGTTACACTAAACAAACCTTACGAAGCTACAACAGTAGATGTATTTGAAAAGTCACCTACACCGCCTGTAATCTTAGACCTTACCCTAGACCTTATAGACAATATGCTTATTGTTAATCCACCAAAAGAAGAAGTGGTTATAGAAGAAACAACGCAGACACAAAAGAAAAACATACTGGATTTCAATGACTTAGATATAGATTACCTAGAAGAAGATTTTTTAGATTCAGATAAAGAACTAGAGTTTACAGAGTTAGATATAAATTATCTTGATGTAAACTTCTTAGAAGATTTACTAGATGTAATAGATGCACTACAAGAAATAAAACAAGAGGATCAACTAGCACAAGATGCTACATCTACAAACATAGTTGGTACACAATTAGGTCAAGACCTACAAACACAGATAACATCTTTTGTGACAGGTGAAGTATTAACACTTATGCGTAGTGTCAGCGATGCTGCTAGAGTAGATATAGATTCTGCTGGTAGTTATACTGTTATCTTTATACAAGATGGTACATCAAATATTGTAAAGATAAACGGTGGTACTGGCAGCACTATCAAAATCACTCAAAGTAATTAATGAAACGACTACTATTCACCATACTTATAATACTAGGATTACCATTAGTATTCCAAAGTACGCCTACGGAAATACTAAAACTAAAAGTCTTTGATTATCTTGTACCCCAACAACAACCATCTGGTTACTTTACTATTTTAAATATAACCGAAAAAGATATAGATGCAGAGGGAGGTTGGCCAATACCAAGGCAAAGGCTAGGAGAAATACATAAACAAATTATAGATGCTGGTGCGCTAGGTGTAGGTTGGGTTGTTAGTTTTCCGCATCCAGATAGATTTGGTGGTGATGAATTTTTTGCAGACTCTCTTGCTTATGGTACATCTATTTTGGCTTCATTTGAATACCCAAATCAAATATACCCTAAAACTGTTGGTACGGTAATCAAAGGTCCTGATGTTGGTGGTATGCTAGCAAAGGGTGTGGTACAGAATACTCACAACCTCAGAAGAAACTATATACAAGAAGGTATATCTGCTGCACCCACCGATCTTGATAATCTAGTCAGACGCATACCACTACTACTTAGAACACCAGACGGTTATGTTAGTTCCTTTGGTACAGAGGTACTAAAAAGTTTAGTAGGTGCAAAAACTTACATCATTACAACTAATGACATTGGTATACAAGAAATATCTGTCAGAGGATTGCCACCAATCAAAACAGACAGTCTTGGTCGTAAATGGATTAGTTGGGTAGATACACCGCAAACTAATTTACAAGAACTAGATGTTGCAAATAAATTTGTATTTGTTAGTATTACTGCTCCAGGAATCATGCCACAAGTTGCAACACCAGCTGGATTATTAGAGCCACATAAAATTCAAGCTGCATTATCTGAGTCAATTCTTATAGAAAACTCTCCAAGGATTCCATATTGGTCATTAGCTGCCGAAATTTTGATTTTTGGAATTTTTGTGTCGCTGACATGGCTCACAATCAATTATCTCGGTGTGGTTAAGGGTTTAAGTATTGCTGTAATTTTGCTATTCACCACAGGCTTCTCAGGAGTTTTTAGCGTTCAGAAAGGCATTTTGTTGGATTTTTCATGGACTTTTATCTCACAAATCATAACTTCTACTGTTGCCTTCTATGTAAACTACAAAAAGCAATATAAATTGCGTCAACAAATTAAAAAACAGTTTGAGCATTATTTAGATCCTAGACAAATAAAACGATTACAAGATAATCCTGACTTACTAAAACTTGGTGGTGAGAAAAAAGAAGCTACATTTTTATTTACAGATGTAAGGGGTTTTACATCTTTGTCAGAAAAACTAGCACCAGAAGAAGTAACCAAGATTATGAATAAGGCTTTGACTATACAATCAGATGCTGTGCAAAAACATGGAGGTATGGTAGATAAATATATCGGTGATGCAATGATGGCAATATTTAATGCACCTATAGATTTAAACGATCATAGAAGCAAAGCTGTAGAAACTGCTATAGAAATAAAAGAAAACATGAAAAAAGCAGACTTAGGCATTAATATAGGCATAGGTATTAATACTGGTACAGCTGTTATTGGTAACATGGGAAGCAATACAAGATTTGATTATTCTGCTATTGGAGACTGCGTAAATACAGCAGCTAGACTAGAATCTGCAACCAAAGAAGTAGGAAAAGATATATTGATTGGTTATTCTACTGCCATAAATTGTAAATTTAAGTTAAAATTATTAAAACCGATAAGTGTAAAGGGCAAAAGCCAAAAACTATCGATATATACAATAGATGAGGAAAGATTATGCCAAGAGGAAAAGGAACATACGGAAGCAAAGTAGGTAGACCACCTAAAAAGAAAAAAGTAAAGAAAACTAAAAAATGATTGACAAACTTATAGGTCCAGTAAGCGACATAGTTAATAAGCTAGTACCTGATAAGGACTTACAAGCAAAACTAAACCATGAACTTAAAACCGAACTTCATAAAGCGAACATGGCTCAAGTGGAAATTAATAAAATTGAAGCTGGCCATAAATCTATATTTGTTAGCGGATGGAGGCCGTTTGTGGGTTGGACTTGTGGCGTTGCTATGCTTTATCACTTTTTGTTGCAGCCTATTATCATCTTCTTACTCTCAGCATTTGGAATATCTTTTATATTACCATCCTTTGACATGGGATCATTAATGACTGTATTAATGGGTATGTTAGGACTTGGCGGATTGAGAACTTTTGAAAAAACTAAAGGAATAGCAAGAAAATGAGTTGGGATAATTTTAAACTAGAAGAATTTGCTTGTAAGCATTGTGGTGAAAACAAAATAGAACATGAGCTTATAGACAAGTTACAAGCACTTAGAACTGACTGTGGTTTTCCATTTAAGATAACAAGTGGGTTCAGATGTGCAGACCATCCTGTAGAAATAAAGAAATCAAAGCCAGGTACACACGCATTAGGTTTAGCAGCTGACATAGGTGTTAGAGGTAAACAAGCATTAGAAATTATATCTAAAGCTACTGATTATGGATTTACTGGTATCGGCGTAAACCAAAAAGGTGGCGCTAGGTTTATACACTTAGATATATCTAAAGACTCACAAGGTCGACCAAGACCACATATTTGGAGTTACTAATGGACCCATTAATGTATTGGAACATTATTATAACTTTGGTGATTGCACCTATCATACATGGCATTAGAACAAACGCGACAGAATTAAAAAGAGTTGATATACTACTCAATAAGACTCGTGAAGAAGTAGCAAGAAACTATGTTACTAAAGAAGAATTTGCAATCAGCATAGATAGAGTTATAGATCGTTTAGACAAACTAGACGCAAAGATGGACAAGTTAATTACAGGTTAATATGGCAACAGGAATACCAAATACAGAAATCCTTTTTGATTTAGAAGCATTAGCAGGCTTGCAAAACAGATTGCCACCTGATGTAGCAAAAAATATACCCACAGGTCCTGGCGGATTTTTAAAAAATATTGTAAACATAGCGAGACAACAACAAGGACCTGTATTAGGCCCAGATGATTTTGGCAGTTATACAATACCAGCTTCAGACCCCACATATCGTTCTGGTTTTGACTATGCACGTTCTATAGCAGGTGGCATACCAATGGAACAAGTCATTGCACCAGGAGTAAGTTATTCTCCAGAACAACCAAGCGGTTATACACAAGAACAATTAAATATACCTAGAGATGTGGAAAAACTTACACCTCCAGCAATAACTTATGAAACTCCTGACGATCCAACATTTTTTGGTACAGGTATTGGTGGTGTAAATATACCTGTAGATAAAGACATGAAGATGCCTCCGCTTAGAGATATATTTGGTGGAAAACCAGATATGAGGCCTGAGATACGACCTTTAGAAAACCTAATGAACATAGGCAAACTATTTGATGGCGGTTTTGATAAAGATGCTATAGACAAAATAGTACAAGAACGAATTGCAGAAAGTATGCCAACTTTTGAACAACCAGATTTATCACAGTTTGTAACGCGAGAAGATATACCATCACTAATACCACAAGCCCCTACAGGCAGAGATTTTTCAGTAGATAGAGAACAATTAATAGAAGATATTAGAAGTGGTATAGATTTACCTGTATATGAGAAACCAGATTTATCACAATTTGCTAGATTGGAAGATATACCTACAGTACCTACATTTGATAGAGAAGACTTAATCAAAGATATTACAGGTAGAATTGATATACCTAAACCCCCATCAATAGATAGGCAAGGATTAATAGAAGATATAAGAAGTGGTATTGAATTACCAACCTACCAAGCACCTGATTTATCTGGTTTTGCT